TGACAATAATCTAATAGTAATATAATATAAGTATATTAAATAACCTAAAGGAGTAAATAATATGGCTAAGACTTTTACACGGATGGCAGCTCAGGGCGACTTTATCATTATGCGTATTAATGATATTCCTGCTGAAGTAGAAACATTCGCACCAGAAAATGATGTGTTCGTTGTGGCGCATTCTGAAACAGGACATAACCATACCATCTTGGCTGAACGTACTTTAGCGTTTCGACCAAAAAATGTTAAAGACGTTGATCTTTATGAATTGTTTTTAGTGGTTAAAGAACCTACTGAAATTATTCATCACCGAAGCTTTGACACACATGAAGCTTTGCTTGTTCCTCCAGGAAATTACAAAATTAAACGTCAGCGCGAATATACCCCCGAAGGGTTTCGTAAGGCAGCAGACTAATTTATCAAATTAAGAAAGATTACAATAATGATCTATATAACCCCAGAAGGCTGAGAACTTCGGAATGGCATTAACTTGTATCCGTGGAAGGATCGACATACTTCTGGGGTTGCTATCAAACTACGAATTGGATACAGATTATGGGCTGTGCGATATAGCCCTAAATTGAAACGTATTGTTAGATGGTATATTGAATTGGGAGTTAGAAGTTATGATTAACAAGATTACTCGTGAGTCTGTTGGTGAAAAATTGTTTAATATGATCATTGAAGATTATATTGATACTTCTTATAGCAAACATCGTAGGGGTTCAAACTTTTACACCCGTTGGATTTTTCTTATTGACGAGGAATATTTTCCAGAACATCCTGAATTATGGGGGTTTTGGGAAACACCAACTTTTATTTACGATAAAGAACATTGTAATTATTCTGGATTTGATACATTGATTCGTGTTGAAAAGAAAACTAAGTCTGTTATCAAAGAATATTGGGAAACAGTTGACTAATGAATTTACAAGAATTTGAAGATGCGATTGTGGCAGATGAATTAAAAGAATCTGCCATAGTTGCAAAATGGAAAAAACTCTGTTCAATTCTTTCAGGACTTGATCATGATATAATAACAGAAATGGTTCATAATGGGTTTCTTTCTCAGTTGATTGAAATTGAATCACAAGATGGGTTTGGTACAGAAGGAATAAAATTGTGAATATTAAAACAAAATATGAAGTGGGGTACCGTTTTTGGACCCCACGTTCAGTGCAACGCTATAACTCATTTAAAACTTATATCAATGGGGTTGAATGGTCTAGAGAAGAATCATATTTTGAACCATTTGTTAAACACAAAATAATTACTAGCATTAGTATTGAAATTGATCGTAATAATGATGTTGAAACTAATTATTATGTTAAAAACGTAGATACAGAAGGATCGGAACATTATCCTTCTCTTTATAAAGAATCAGATATTACTGATTTTACTGAAGAAGAAGCAAAAGCTATTGCAAAAGTTTATGCTGATAAACAAGAAGTTTATTACGGCAAAAGATAAATAGTGATAATTGGGGAGTGGCGCAATTGGTGGCGCAGGGGATTTTGAATCCCAAGGTTATAGGTTCGAAGCCTATCTCCCCAACCATTTATTTTTGTGATTTTATTTTTGCCTTTGCATCATCAAGAAATTTATGAATAGCATTCATTGATGTTTTGCACATACGATTATCTTTATACAATTCTACCATAACTTTAGCAACTTGAATATCAGTTAAAGTTTCTGTTTTAGGGAATTTTTTCAATAATGGACAATTATACATTGATTCATCTGGCGTAATGACAACCGCATGATTGCTTATAAGAGTAGGTGATACGGAGTTACATCCCATTAATAGTAATGCAGATAAAAGTAAAATTTTTTTCATTATTCTGCTCCAATACCTTTAAGTGTTCTTTTAAGAACTTCAGATGAACCCTTGTTATCTTTAATCGCTTGATTAGAATTTAAATAATTATTTAAATTTGCTAAATTAGCTTGCAAATCTTCATTTTGTTTGGTAATATCATTGATAATGTTTTTTTGATTATCGTTGACAGACTTAAGATCAGCATCGTATTTTTGCTGGTCTTCAAGTGTTTTTTGTAGTTGTGCATTATTAAATTGTAAAGTTGCTTCTCTTTTTATGGAAGCTTCCCATTCATATACATAAGCCGCAGCCCCTGTAAAAATCAATAATGCAATGATAGAATAAATTACATATTTATTGAGTAGTAACATAAAATAATCTCCGATGGACATATCACTATTTATGAGGAATTGCTATGCGCGTTAGAATTGGCCCGTATAAAAATAAAAGAACTATTAAGATTGAAATTGAAAAATTTGATACTTGGTCTATGGATCATACTCTTGCATTAATCATTCATCCTATGCTTGTTCAGCTTAAGGCGACGAAGCATGGATCGCCTTATATTGATGATGAAGATGTACCAGACGAACTTAAATCAACTTCTGCTCCTCCTAAAAAGAATGAATGGGATACAGATGAAAACTTTCATAAACGTTGGGATTGGGTTCTTGATGAAATGATTTGGGCATTTTCTCATATCATGGATGACACGTGGGAAGAAAAGTTTACTACTGGTGAATTTGATTTATCATTTGATAAAAATACTAAAAAAATGGTAAAAGGGCCAAATCATACATTTAAAGTTGATTATGAAGGTGTAAAGAAATATAATGAACGTATTAAAAATGGTACTACTCTTTTTGGTAAATATTTTCGTGGACTTTGGGATTAAGCATGGCTGAGGCTATAATAATTCCAGAAGATATTATTTTGTCTGTTGCAGAAAAATTTGAAGATGCAAATAGTACTTTTTCTATTTGCATTGCAGCAGCCAAAGAATTTAAAGAAGCTGGAATGACGCCGATTTATCTTTATTATGGTGAAAAGGGAGAAAAAATCCTTCATGTAGTAGCCGAAGAAACTTTTAATAAAAAGTTAAATTAGGTCTTGACTTTTATGTTGCAGTGCACTATATAGTATATGTAATTGCCTAATGGGATTACATATTTGTATAACTCGCATAATTGGAGAAAACTATGACTACAAATTATTTTACTGGTGGTATACTTGACAAACACTTTATTGGATTTGATACATTCAATAAAACAATTCAAGATACCTTTGCTTTAGCTCAAAAAACTGCTGCTAACTATCCCCCATACAATTTGAAGAAAGTAACCGACAACAAATATGTTGTTGAAATGGCTGTTGCTGGCTTTGGTAAACAAGATATAGAAATTACTCTTGATGATAATAAAATGGTTATCAAAGGCAATAGTTCATCTGATGATGAAGGAACTGTTCTTCATAAGGGTATCGCTGATCGTGCATTTACTCGTACATTTTCGCTTGCTGATAATATTGTTATCGAGAACGCTCAGATGGCAAATGGTATTCTAAAAATTTGGCTTGATCATATTATCCCTGAGGCAAATAAGCCTAAGAAGATTGAGATAGATGATGTTCCTGTAAAAAAGAAAGGAGCTTAATCATGATTAAGTACATTCAAAAGAAACTATATGAACATAAAGTATATCGCGAAACTATTGATGAACTTTGTAGATTAACAGATAGAGAAATGCAAGATATTGGTATTAATGGAGCAGATGTTCATTATATTGCTTCTGAAGCATCACGCAGTGCTGTATCTTTAAAATATGGAGACTAATATGTTTCGTATAATCAAGAAGAATTAGATTTTATTAATACTGGTAGTTAACATTTAGGGGGCTTCGGCTCCCTTTTTGTCTATAAATAGGTCATGCTGCATTTAATAAAGAGGAAAAGTATATGGTAACTCTAGATCAACTTTCAAATATTTACACAAACACAGATGATTCTGTGCTTGCTACTTTCGTTGAACCAATCAACAAAGTTATATCAAAATTTCAAATTGATTCAGTAGCCATGTTTCTTGCTCAAATGGGGCATGAATCTAATGGTTTATCTATTCTTGAAGAAAATTTAAATTATAGAGCAGATAGACTTTCTGCTGTATTTCCACGTTATTTCTCTGATGTTGATCCTTCTGATTATGCACACAATCCAGAAAAAATTGCCAACAGAGTATATGCCAATCGCATGGGAAATGGCGACGAAGATTCTGGTGATGGATGGAAATTTCATGGACGTGGCGCTATTCAATTGACAGGACACGACAATTATGTTAAATTTGCCCATGATATGGGAATGAATACCGATGATGTGCCCGATTATCTACTAACACCAGAAGGCGCTATTATGTCTGCAGGATGGTTTTGGGATTCTCGTAATATCGACGATGCAGGTAATAATGTTCATGAAGCTACTCGTCTTGTTAATGGTGGAGAAAATGGGCTTGCTGAACGTACAGCCTTATTTAAAACTGCTAGATCAGTATTAGGTTGACATTTACTCATTTTTGGTTTATATTGGTATATTAACATAATGTTTGGAGTTATTTGTGGCATTTTATACAAGTGTGTTTGCGCGAAAGAATAAAATTTATCTTCGTGGTTATGATAAAGGGCTTAGAGATGATAAGGTAGAGGCATATAGTCCCTACCTTTTTTCACCTGCCGAGGGTGGCACATATAAGACGCTTGATAATAAACCAGTCAAGAAGATAGATTTCTCTAATATGTGGGAAGCCAAGGATTATCTCAACAAATACAAAGATGTGGCAAATATGAAGATTTATGGTCTTTCTAATTTTGCATATCTTTATATCTATGATAATTATCAGGGCACTATTGAATATGATGCATCTATAATATCTGTAGTATCCATAGATATTGAGACTTCTCTTTATTCAGACAAGAAAGTTAGGAAGTTTCCTAACATGCAAACTGCTGACCATGAAATTACTGCAATTACAATTACTAAGAATGGTAGATCAGCAACCTTTGGTTGTAAAGATTACAAACCAGTTAATAATAAACAGTATTATGTCAAATGTGAAAATGAATATGATTTAATTGAAAACTTTTTACAGGTATGGGAATCAGATTCTTGGTCACCAGATATTGTTACTGGATGGAACATTGATGGATTCGATACACCATATCTGTGCAACAGAATTCTTCGACTATTTTCTAAAAAGTTCGTTGAACGTTTATCGCCGTGGAAGATAGTCGAAGAAAAAACTGTTAATATTAGGGATGAAGAAATTACATTTCTTTCGCCTATGGGTATTTCGTTTCTTGATTATATGAATTTATATAAGAAATTTACATTTACTCCAAGGGAGAGATATTCACTTGAATTTATTTCATCTGAAGAACTTGGTATGCATAAGCTAGATTACTCTGAATTTTCTGACTTAGAAGAACTGTACTTTAAAGACTATCAAAAATTTATTGAATATAACATTCGAGATTGTTTTCTGGTTGATAAGCTAGAAGATAAGCTTAAGCTTATTAAGATGGTTATTAATCTTGCATATACCTACAAGTGCAATTTTGAAGATACTCTTGGTACAGTGAAGCCTTGGGATATGTATATTCATCATTATCTATTGGACAGGGGAATTGTTATTCCTCCCTTTGTAGCCAAGGAAGCTGATCGTGAATTGGTGGGTGGATATTGTAAGGAAGTTATACCAGGAATGTATAGATGGTCATGTTCCTATGACGTAAAATCGTCATATCCTCACCAGATTATGGAATATAATATTTCGCCTGAAACTTTTCTCGGTAGACTTGATGACTCAACTTCTATTGAAGAAATCATCAAAAATCAACTTGAAGATTATCGTGAAACTATAAACAAGCATGATGTTTCTATTGCAGGAAATCTTTGTGTATTTTCTAAGAAGAAAAAGGGTTTCATGGGAGAGATCATGGAATTGATGTTTGCTCAACGTGCAGAATATCAGAAGAACTTAGCTGAATATGAAGAACTTAAGCGTAAAGAAAATACGGAGAAGTATGACAATTTAATTTCTGAATATAATGTATGGCAGCAAGCCAAGAAAATTTCGATTAATGCTTTCTATGGTATGCTTGCCAATAAATGGTGTCGTTGGTATTCTATTGATCTGGCAGAAGCCATTACCATGTCTGGGCAGTTAACAGTTAAATGGATTGAACATAAGATAAATCTTTATGTCAATAAGCTATGCAAGACAAAGGATATTGATTATGTTTGCGCTGGTGATACCGATTCTAATTATATTGTGCTTGAACCAATGCTTAAACATTTTGGTTTTGATACAAATGATAAAGATAAATGCGTCAAGGTAATTGAACAATTTTGTATTGAAAAACTTGATCCATATATCAAAAAATCATTTGAGGAACTTCATGAGATCACAAATTCTTATCAAAAAAAGATTAGAATGGCTCGTGAAAATATTGCAGATGTGGGTATTTGGACTGCCAAGAAGCATTACATGCTCAATGTTTTGAATAAGGATGGTGTTACCTATAAAGAACCAAAACTTAAAATGGTTGGTATTGAAACAGTTAAATCTTCAACTCCCGCTGTTTGCCGTAAGGCTCTTAAGGATGCTATTTCAATTATTATGCAAAAAAATGAAAAAGAATTGCAGAATTATGTTGCAAATTTTAGAGAAAAGTTCTATACTCTTACTTTCGAAGATGTTGCATTTCCAAGAGGCGTATCTGATTTAACAAAGTATGCCGATCCTGTTATGATCTTTGGAAAGAAGACTCCGATTGCTGTTCGTGGAGCATTAGTATTTAATGATCTATTGAAGCAATATGATATAAAGAACATTCATCCCATCTCTAATGGAGATAAGGTTAAGTTTTCATATCTAAGGATACCAAATCATATTCGTAGTTCTGTTATTTCAGCCTCAAACTTTTTACCCAAAGAGTTTAAGTTGGAACGCTATATTGATTATGACACTCAGTTTGACAAAGCATTTCTTTTGCCGTTGAAATCAATTACAGATATTATTAAATGGCAACCAGAAAAACTAGCAACGCTAGAAGCATTTTATGAAAATTAAAATGGAGGTATATTATGACAAGTGAAGAATATAAAAAGGGTTATCGTGATGGATTTAAAGATGGTTTCAATGAAAATTCAAATCAATCTAAAATCAAAGAACAACACCAGCAAGTAGCATACCATATACTTAAGGAATACTACAGAAATTTACACGAGCAAATGGATAAAACAGTCCATCCCATGATGGGGTCGGCAGCGAATACTGATCCGTTTTTTACAAAAACCATTTACCGCTAAGGAAATAAAATGTCATTAAAAGATAAATTGATTAAGAATAGCACTATTAGCCATACTGCCACTTTGACAGATAGTAAGGTTTATACAACCAAAGATAGCATTCCAACAAAAGTTCCTATGATTAACGTTGCGTTATCTGGTACAGTAGATGGAGGTATTACTCCTGGCCTTACAATGCTTGCTGGACCATCTAAACACTTCAAGACGGGGTTTGCTCTTCTTCTTGCATCGTCATTCTTGGACAAGTATGAGGATGGTGTTATTCTCTTTTATGATTCTGAGTTTGGTACACCGCAATCTTATTTCAAAACTTTTGGCATTGACTTTGAAAAGGTTATTCATACACCAATCACAGATGTTGAAGAACTTAAGTTTGACATTATGCAGCAAATGAAGAATATTGAACGTAATGAACATGTCATGATTGTTATTGATTCTATCGGCAACTTGGCCTCCAAGAAAGAAGTTGAAGATGCTTTGGATGGTAAGTCAGTTGCAGATATGTCACGTGCCAAACAGCTTAAATCCTTATTCCGCATGATTA